GATCTATCATCATCATAAATATCAGACATTTCAAAAAGATGACGAGCACACGTCAAAGTATATCCATCACAATAACAAATATCATATTCATCACAATACAAATAGTATTGTCGCATTTCCATTTGTCTAACATCATTATTCTCAAAGGCACTTAAATTCTGGGGAAAACACACTGAACACATTTCTGTGCAGCCATAAGTATGATAAGTTGAATGAAAAGAAACTCCCCACATATGATTATGAATAAAAACACCAGTGCCATCACTTTCAATCATCGCACGAAGTAGCGCATCAGCGCCATTCATCGACTGATTGAAATTTCTACTTATATAAACTGTATTTAATAAAGAATTTGCCACTATATTATCCAGATCGGCCCCACTATTGGTACATGGAATGTGAAACCACGCACCGGGGGTTTAAAGACCCTGGTCTATTCTAGTGATAATCGCTTACCACCCTTTCGGAACCTCGCTCATCCGTGTTGGTCCTGTCCTCCGAATTGAGACACGGTTCTAGAGCTAGGTTGTGCTTAGCCAGTTTAAAAGCACTGCTCATGACAGCGTTGATATTATGGTATGTCTTAGTTACCATTATACCAGGATCACGCCATGAGTTCATTACAACTTTCGACTAGTACACAAACAATTGAACTTAAACTTTACTACGATTTCTCGCTTTGCCATTCAGTTCAATCATAAAGCTTTCGCCTAGTAAACTAATGTACCTTTGCCGCATGTTTCTATAGCCACGGATAAATCGGGAGCGTTCGAAACACTTGCTTATTAGCAATTGTAATGAAAAATGCAGAGTTTCCTCTATTAAGGGCGCATCCAAAACCCTACAAAAACAATTCCTATTGAGGACTCCTCAATAGCGAACCAGGCAAAAACAAAAAGAATAATACTTTTCTGTGAAAATTAATTCACAAACACCAAACACATAGCAGGCATAAGATAAACGAAATACAGAGCTTACATTAACGGTTAGGCGTTGTAAGATATATAACATTTAAAAAACCCCATACACTAGTGTGCATCGATGTTCGCCTTATAACTCTCACTAATATTACCCAAAAACACAAAAAACAAAAGACATAGTATAATTACCTGCTAATATTTACAAAACCTAGACGTCACACGTAAATATTTTGAAGTTCTAGCTACTATGTTTGCACAGCAGTAAAACTTTTACTATTTGTAAAGATTTGGAAAAGAAGAGTTAAGAAAAAAGAAAATAGGTGTAAGGTCAACTACTTTACAGTTGACA